AAATAATTTATTCCACAAAATAAACTAGAGGATAATATGGGATACGAAATAGTAGGTACTGATTTTACTGGCTTGTGTTTTAGAGATGCCCCAGTCTATCCATTCAATGTGGAGTATCTAGTAGTTGCTGGTGGAGGTGGAGGCGGCGCTGGACGAGGAGGTGGTGGTGGCGCAGGTGGATTTTTATCTGGTACATTATCCATTGTAGCAGCAAACGTCAATGTAGCAACATCAGTTACTGTTGGCGGTGGTGGTGCGGGTGGCGCAAGTGGTGGCGTAGGTAACTATGGTGTAGCAGGTTCACCTTCATCGTTTTCATCATTTACGGCTAGTGGCGGTGGCTATGCAAGCGGCGCAAATTCGGGCAATGGCGGCCCTGGCGGGTCAGGAGGGGGTGCGGCTACTGGTGATGCCGTTAATTACACAGGCGGACCAGGGACACCTGGACAAGGATTTGCTGGTGGAAATGGTGGTGGCGCAGGATCAACTTTTTCTGCTGGCGGCGGAGGAGGTGCAAGTGCCGCTGGATCAGTAGGCGCATCAACTGGTGGAGCAGGGGGTGCCGGATCTAACTCTAGTATCACAGGTATATTAGTAACCTATGCCGGAGGAGGTGGTGGCGGCAGAAATAATGGAACAGGCGGTTGCGGTGGATCTGGTGGTGGCGGCCCTGCTGGATCGGGCGACAATACACCGGGTACTGCTGGAACACCAAATTCAGGAGGTGGAGGTGGGGGAACAGGCGGCAACAACGGGGGATGCGGTGGCACGGGTGGTTCCGGTATCGTAGTCATTCGTTATTCCGGACCACAAAGAGCATGCGGAGGTAATGTTTATACTGAAGGTGCTAATACTGTTCACGTTTTTAGAACATCTAGTAATATTTGTTTTCTATCCAATTACGTTGATCCACCAGAATATCCAGTTACATTAAGTTATTTAGTTGTCGCTGGTGGTGGAGGAGGTGGGAGTGGGCCAGGCGGAGGAGGCGGAGGAGGCGGTGTTAGAGAAGGAACATTTAGTGTTTCTACTTCTAATGTAGGGACAAGATTTTGTGTTTTATTGGGAAGTGGTGGTCCTGGATCCACATTCTGGCAATCGAGAGCAACTAGTGGATCTAATTCTTGTTTTGATTTTATCAAAGCCACTGGTGGTGGTGGTGGTGGATCAGGAGGAAGTTCTAGTGTTACTGGTTCGGGATTATCTGGAGGATCCGGTGGAGGCGGAGGAAATGACGCAGTTAATAATGCTGCAGGCGGAGCTGGTAATGCTGGTGCATATACCCCCGCGGAGGGATGTCCAGGCGGCGCTTCTTGTACAGCTGGTGCGCCCACATATACAACAGGTGGTGGCGGCGGGGGTGGCGCAGGCGGTTCCGGCACACCTGGGACAACTACAGTTTCAGGGCCAGGGGGACCAGGAAGATACTCTTGCATATCTGGCTCAAATGTAGCATATGGCGGGGGTGGGGGAGCAACCGGTACTACTTTATCATCTGGCGGTGTTGGTGGTGGAGCTCCTGGGTTTCCTTGTATGGGTCCTAGATTAAGTGGTAATGTAAACACTGGAGGAGGGGGCGGTGCTACTGCAGGCGTCCCTGGTCATCCTTCACAAACGGGTTGTTACGGTGGAGATGGTGGTTCAGGTATTGTGATCATTTCATACCCTGGTCCACAAAGAGCAATCGGTGGTAATGCATATTTTTGTAATGATAATACGATACATTGTTTCACCGTATCAGGCAATTTATGCTTTACAAGTAATTGGACTAATATAGCATCATAATCGAGGAATAAAAAAATGGGTTTGCAGATAAAAGGTTTTTCGATTTGTGGGTTTTGTATTAGGCCTGCTCCTGAGTATCCAATCAATGTTGATTATCTAGTTGTTGCTGGAGGAGGAGGTGGAGGTTCAGATGGTGGTGGTGGTGGTGGTGCTGGTGGGCTATTAGCTGGCACAATATCTATAGTACAAGCAAATGTTAATATTGCGACCCCCATAACAGTTGGTGCAGGTGGCGCTAACGGTATAAGCTGTGTATCCTATGCTAGAGGTAGTAATGGTTCTTGTTCTAATTTTCGAAACATTACATCAATAGGTGGAGGTTATGGTGGAGGGTCTTATTACGGTGTGATATCAGATAGTCTAGGTGCATGCGGAGGATCGGGCGGAGGTCCAGGTTATACTTCAACTACTAGTCCAGGCGCTCCTGGAACACCTGGTCAAGGGAATGCTGGAGGCTCTTCAAGTACTGATAACAACTATGTTACTGGTGGTGGAGGTGGAGGAGCTGGTGCCAGCGGTGAGAATGCAACAACAAGTAAAGGCGGAAATGGCGGAGCTGGTATATATTCTACTATAACCGGTTCTAATACAGCTTACGCAGGAGGAGGGGGCGGGACAGGTGACTCTAGGGGTAGTAGGCCTGGAGGAATAGGTGGAGTAGGTGGCGGTGGTACAGGAGGTTATCCTCCAGGTTCAGCTACAAGTGCATCTATTAATACTGGTGGAGGAGGAGGTGGCGGCGGTGGACCGACTGCTAGCATCGGTGGATCACCTGGTGGTTCTGGTATCGTCGTAGTTCGTTATCCAGGTCCACAGAGAGCACTCGGTGGCAATACATATGCGTGTGATGGTAATACAATTCACATCTTTAGAACATCTGGCAATCTATGCTTTTTAACTAATTTCGTTGGTCCACCAGAATATCCATTCCCAGTTAATTATCTAGTGGTTGCTGGCGGAGGTGGCGGTGGGGCAGGTTTTAGCGGCACAAATTCTGCTGGTGGTGGTGGGGCCGGTGGTTTTAGAACTGGAACGGGTTTATCTGTTACTGCAGGTACGTGTTATACCATAACTGTTGGAGGTGGGGGAAGCGGGGCAGCAGCGGCACAAACGGACGGCTCCAAAGGCAGTAACTCAATATTTTCTACCATTACATCCACTGGTGGTGGTTATGGAGCTAAAGGATCTGGGTCTGGCATTGCGTTAGGTGGTCCGGGCGGTTCTGGCGGAGGTGGCGGTCAAGGCAGTGCCGCGCCATACACAGGTGGTTCTGGTAATGAAGGTGGATATGCACCAGCTGAAGGAACAAACGGTGGTGCCGGAACAGCAGGTTATACAGGGGGCGGTGGTGGTGGAGCTGGAGGAAGTGGTGGAAATGGCGTTTCTTCAGGCAGTTCCCCGGGCGGGGCCGGCGGAAATGGTGCTATATCAACTATTTCTGGTTCTTCTGTGACTTATGCGGGCGGCGGTGCGGGTATGGGATACTGTGTTGGTACCGGGGGAACTGGTGGTGGTGGTAATGGTGGTTCATCTCTTAACAGCACACCATCCACTGCGGGGTGTTTGAACACTGGAGGTGGAGGTGGAGCTGGTGGTTATAACACAGGATTAGTTGGTTCAGCAGGTGGTTCCGGTATCGTTATTGTAGCATATCCTGGACAACAAAGAGCAATCGGTGGTAATGTAACTTGTATTGCTGGTAATACTATTCACACCTTTACCGTTTCGGGTAATTTATGCTTTTCTAGCAATTATGTATATACTGATTAAAGGATAAAAAATGGCAGATGATTTTGATTTTTATTTTACAGAAGAACAATTACAACACCTTATACCAAGAGTAAAAAACTTAAATGAATGGTATACTAGTCTATATGAAATTCTACCTCAGTATGATATATATGATGTAGCACGTGTTGCAGCATTTATTGCACAATGTGCACATGAATCAGGTGGATTTACTACTCTTCAGGAAAATTTAAATTATTCTGCCGATGGATTAAGAAAGATTTTCCCTAAGTATTTCCCTACTGCTGAAATGGCACAGCAATACCATAGACAACCAGAGAAGATAGCAAATAGAGTTTATGCTAACAGAATGGGTAATGGTAACGAACAAAGCGGAGAAGGTTGGAAATTTAGAGGAAGAGGATTAATTCAACTTACCGGTAAGTCCAATTACACTCGCTGTTCTCAGGCGATGTTTAATGATAGCACACTTTTGGAAAATCCAGACGCATTGATTCAACCATATTACGCTATACATTCTGCCTGTTGGTTTTGGACATCAAATGGATTGAATGAACTAGCAGATGTTCAAGATATAAAAATGATGACCAAGAAAATTAATGGTGGTTTCATTGGTTTAGATGATAGAGTTAAACATTATAATCATGCGATAGAAATACTACAAAGTTAAATTATGAATTTTAATCATGTACAATTGCCAGAACTTGATCTAAAACAAATCACAGAAGAAACAGGCAAACGCTATTATGTCACACCAGAGGGATACAAATATCCCTCTGTAACCACCATGCTTTCATACTTTAATAGAAAAAGTATTCAGAAATGGAGAGATACAATCGGGCATGAAGAGGCAAATAAAATTTCAAGAGCAGCTTCTTCACGTGGTACCAAATTGCACAAGATAGTGGAAAAATATCTTGCCAATGAAGAAATGAATATTGATTGTCAATTTCAAGCAGAACTTTTTAAAAGTATTGTTCCCGCATTAAATCACATTGATAAGATACATTTGCAGGAAAAGTATTTGTATTCTAATCATTTACGTTTAGCTGGAACTGTAGATTGTATTGCAGAATACAAAGGTAAACTAAGTGTTATTGATTTCAAAACATCCAGTAGGCAAAAACAAGAAGATTGGATAGAAAGTTATTTTATTCAAACAACAGCTTATGCAATAATGTTTGAGGAACAATATAAAATACCTGTGCCAAGAATTACAATCATCATTGCAGTGGAAAATGATTATCCTCAGATTTTTACTAAAAGAAGAGACGATTTTGCCGGTAAATTACTGAAATTACGAGATGAATATGAAAGATCAACTAAAGACTAGACAGTCTAGTCTTTTTCAATTATACTCGAGGTATAAAGAAAAATAGTTAATATATAAAGGAATAGTTAAATGTATACTCATCCCTACTATTTTTTTAAAAATGTATTTGATAGAGATGAATGTGAGTCAATCATAGAAACAACTTTAAAGAATTCTGACAAAGGTGCTATTGATTATCATGCTGAGGGTAAAGATGTGAATGTTTTACACATACATTTACCTGATTTTTTAAGTGATATTTTTAATAAAATTAGTATGAAAATTAGACAAGCTAATTTAAAATGCTTTGGTTATGATCTATATGAACATTATGAATATCCTCTTTTATCAAATTTAAATTTCTATAGTGCGGGTAAAGAATACCCATATCATATCGATGCTGAACCGCTTGGTAGTAAAAGTGATACTAAATTAACCATGATATGTAATGTATCGACTGACGACTATGAAGGCGGAGAATTTTATCTTAAATCAAACAAACACGATACTCATATACCAGAATTAAATACAATGGGAAATATGATTATTTTTCCAAGTTTTATTTTGCATAAAGTTGAGCCTGTAACTAAGGGTGAAAGAATAACTCTGAGCCATTGGTTTTGTGGGCCAGCATTTAAATGATATATATAATCATATAGTTGTATGAAGCAAGCAGAAAAGTGTTGCGGACGCGGGTTCGACTCCCGCCTGGTCCACCAAAATAAACTTTGAGATACATTATACTAATTATTGTTTTGTTTGGAATAAGTCTAGTAATTATACCTGGAATAGGAATTATTATAGGTATACTAAAGAGTTTATTTTAATGGGCCAGACATGGTTTCGACGGGACAAATAGTATGCAAGTGGACAACTCGATAGGCGAAGGACGTAATCCTAGCAAATTAAATAGACGCAAATGACGACTATTTTTCTCAGGACTTTAAGCTAGCTGCTTGAACCTGACGGGGTTTGGTAGTTCACCTTGTTACCCAACGAACTACCATCTACAAAAGGATACATTATGTCAAATTATTACTACAGTTGGTCTGGTGAGGATAATTTAAGATTCCCCTTTGAAGGATCAGAAAATATTTTTGGTTGTTATGGGCAGGCAATGCAAGATATTTTTATCTTGTCTTGCACTAAAGGTAAAAGAAACGGTACCTTTTTAGAAATAGGCTGTAATATACCTGCAGGTTGCAACAATACTTTTTTACTTTCTAAATTATATGATTGGAAAGGCATTAGTTTAGATTTTTTAGATTTTAGTAAAGAATGGAAAAATGAACGTCCACAAGACGAGTTTTTAAGAGCAGATGCTCTATCAACAAATTATGAAACTATATTAAAAAATAAATTTGGAAATTTAACTAATATTGATTATCTGCAGTTAGATATTGATCCTGCCCCCAATACACTTCAGTGTTTAAAACTAATACCCCTGGATAAATATAAATTTGGTATTATAACATTTGAGCATGATCTATATACGATGGGTACTGAATATAAAACTCAAGCAAAAGAAATTCTTCAGAAAAATGGTTATGAGTTAATTATAAACAATGTTTTGGTAAATTGGAGAGGTGTGGACGATCCATACGAAGATTGGTGGGTACATCCAGATCTAGTAGATATGAACATTGCTAATGAGTTTAAAAATTTAAAAACAGGGGATCCTAAAAAATTCTTATTTAAATAGGAAAACTAATGGATAAACTTTTGAAGACATTTTTAGTATGTTTAGCTGCAGTATTAGTTGGCAATGTTTTCATAAAAATAGTAGATATGAAATTTAATTTTCTAAAAGAAGAAACGGCTAAAACGAATCTCACTAGTAATGTGACTCTTGAAAAACGAGAGAGACAATTAGATTGCTTGGCTCGCAATATCTATTTCGAAGCAGCAAATGAATCTTTTGAGGGTAAAGTTGCGGTTGCACAAGTTACTATCAATAGAACGGAATCTGGTATCTTTCCCTCAGATATTTGTAAGGTAATATATCAGAAAAACATTTTCTTTGAAAAAGTAGTCTGCCAATTTAGTTGGTATTGTGATACCAACTCAAAACGTCCCCCTGCTCATACAAAGATCTATAACGAATGTATGGCAGTAGCCAAAAAAGTTCTTTTAGAAGGATTTAGATTAGATGGATTAAATGAGGCAATGTATTACCATGCCAGTTATATAAATCCTAAATGGAAAAAACAAAAGATAGCTACAATTGGCAATCATATCTTTTACAAATAAAATGAATAAAATAAAAATACCTGCTATAGATATAGCACAAATTGGTGAATTTTGTAGAACTAAACTCACTGCTGCAACTGCTGATACAATTTATTGGATAGCAGTAATAATAATGCATGCGTCATCCATACCGACATTGCTTGCCGTTATGTCTGGTCTTACTGAGAAAATGCCTTCCTTAGATTTGGTTTTATTTACTTGGGCCGGACTTACTTTATTATTTGTAAGGGCTACCATTCTAAAAGATATGCTTAATATTGTGACTATTGGTTTCGGCTTTGTTATTCATGCAGTAATATTATCACTTATTTTATTCAAATGAGCACTTTAAAAGAACTTACCAAAGAAAAACATGCCATTGCGGAATCGCAACCATTTATAAAAAGTATTTTTGCTAATGAGGTAAATAAAGAAAAATATATAGATTATCTATATCAGTTATATTTGGTATACTTTTTTTTAGAAAAAAATGGACATGAGCTTTTCAAAGGTATTGAGAATATGAAAAGAACTAAACTTGTTCTTAAAGATTTCTTAGAATTAATTGGAAATAGGAATTATAAAAATATAGCGCTTAAAGATACTAAAGATTATCTTAATTATATAGATTCAATTCGAGATGATAGTAAAAAATTATTAGCACATATATATGTTCGTCATATGGGGGATTTATTTGGTGGACAACAACTTAAAAAATTAGTTCCAGGTTCAGGAAATATGTTTGAATTTAAAAATATTCCAGGACTGATAGTTGAAATGAGACTAAGATGCGGGCCAGAATTAGCAGATGAGGCAAATGTAGCATTTGATTGGAATATTGCAATTATAAGGAATTATAATTAATGATTAATATTTGGGATAAAGTAGTACCATTATCTGAAACTATTATTCGTAAATTTGACAAATACGAAAAACTAGAACTTAAAAATGAGTATCATATAGATGTAGATAATTTTAGTTGGAAAAATTATTTATGGACAAGTGATAAGTTTAGAAGAGCTCATATAGAAATAGTTGATGCAAGAGAGGAAAAAAAGATATGGGTTATGCATATGTGTATTTTTCCAAACTACAATGATTCATCGCCTATTTTTGGGTTTGACATAGTGTGCGGTAAAAATAAAATTACAGGCGCATTTCATGATTTTTCTCCTGTAGGTAATTCTGATATCTTTAATTGGTATGCAAATAATATGAATAATTATGAATGGGAAAATAAAAGACAGTTACCCGAATGGGCTTTGCAAATTTTTAGTAAACAAATGTTGGCTGTGAGTAATATCAACAGCGAAAAAGAGTTAAATCAACTTTGTAAAATAGCTATTGACAATCTAGACTATTATCTATATAATATAGGAAATAGTAATTATCAAGGCACTTTTCTTGATAAACACAATCATTATTGTAAGTTTCAAAAACAAAATCCTCATACCCCAGCTATGATGAAAACCCTAGGTGTTGATGAGGTCATCTTTAGAACCTTTATGAATGAAATTTTATTCCCCGAAAACAATGAATAACGAAGAAGATTTCAAAACATTTACTGATTCTTTTATAATTACGAAAAAATTTAGATCATCTAACGAATTTTCATTACACATCGAAGAAAAAGTAATAAAAGAAAAACTAAGTTATATGGATGCTATAATAGCATATTGTAATGAAGTAGATATTGATGTCGAATCGGTTGCTAATTTAGTTAATAAATCATTAAAAGATAAAATTCAAATTGAAGCTGAGGAAAATAATTTTATGAAAAAAAGGGCTAAACTACCTTTATGATAATGGATGCATACGAAGTTTACAAATATTACATGGCACTAAAGTTGCATTTTACAACAGACAAATATGATATTATAGAACAAAAAGGAAAAGTTAGAGCATCTAGGCAAGCATTTGCAAAAAGAAAAGATTTATTTGCAATTAATAAGGTGGCAAAAACATACACAGATGAGGAAATAGCGAATTTTCTAATTGCTAATTTTGTATCAGGAGATAGATGGGGAGGTATTTTTGATACAAATGCCAGAGAAACATATCTACAATGGAAAAAAAGAATAGAAGGATTGAGTTATATTTTTATAAATGATATAGATTGTATTTTATTGGAACTGGAAAAAAATAATTTAAACTTTGATAGTATTTTTAAGTGCCAAAAAAATGAACATCCATATATATTAAAAGCATACTTAAGAAAAGATATTTGTATAGAAACATTAGTTATTCTAGACAAACTATTTAGTATTGTTAAATTATTTGATAGTACAATTGATGATACTTTAGTTTGGCCTGATATTTCTAGGTTAATGAAAAAGTATAGACCATTTCTTAAAATAGAAAGAGAAAAATATGATAGACTCCTTAGAGAACGAGTTGGATATTAACAATAAAAAAATTCTTAACTTGGAAAAAGATATAGCGGAAATGCAAGATATTATTTGCGAATTAGGCGAGTCCATTAAAGAAACACAAAGATATTTGGTAAAGCTAGCACATAATCAGCAAGAGATTACTAAAAGAATTGCTAGCTGGCCATTTTTAACAATAGAAAAGAAATAGGGGAAACGGTTTTTTAAATATGAATACGAAACAAAAATTTGATGATTTTGATACAGAAGAAAAAATTCATCGAGTAAAAAAGATTAAATCTAAGCTAGACAAGCATCGTAAGTTTATATATAATTATGTATCCTCTAAACAAGATGAGGATGCGTATGATGAAATTCTAGATTATGTTTATAATCAAAAAATTAAAAGACGCTAATACAACTTATACAACGCAAATACGGAGAAATAAAATGGCATTTACATCACTTTCTGACCTTCGCAAATCTCGTGGTGGTTTCGACACACTTATGAAAGAAGTCGAAAAAATCGCAAATCCCCAATCCGAATCTAGAGCTGATGATCGCTTTTGGCAACCTGAGGTTGATAAAGCTGGCAATGGTTATGCAGTAATTAGATTCTTGGCACCACCTAAAGGCGAGGAACTTCCCTGGGTTCGTATTTGGAATCATGGATTTCAAGGACCCGCAGGCAAATGGTACATTGAAAATTCTTTAACCACTCTTAATAAACCAGATCCCGTTTCAGAGTATAATACAGAATTGTGGAATTCTGGTTCTGAAGCGAATAAAGAAATTGCTCGTAAGCAGAAACGTAAACTTACCTATATTTCTAATATTCTCATTGTAAAAGATCCGGCACATCCTGAAAATGAAGGGAAGGTGTTTTTATACAAGTTTGGTAAAAAGATTTTCGACAAGATTAAAGATATTGCTGAGCCACAATTCGAAGATGAAAAACCAGTTAATCCGTTTGATTTTTGGGAAGGTGCGAATTTTAAACTCAAAATTAGAAATGTAGAGGGGTATCGTAATTATGACAAATCAGAGTTTGAATCACCTAGTCCCCTAGCAAGCGACGATGATAAAATTGAAAAAATTTGGAATCAGCAACATTCCCTGACACAATTTTTGGATGAGAAATATTTTAAAAGTTATGATGAATTAAAACGTAAACTTCAAATGGTTCTTGCATCCAATTCTCCTGCAGTAAAAAGAGCCGAAGAAATAGAAATAGATGAACCAATGAGTAATTCTGCATCGTTTTCTAAGTCTCAAAATGTAACTAAATCTGCAACGAAGGAAATTCCTAAGAATGTGGATTTAGATGACGATGAAGAATCGTTATCGTATTTTTCTAAACTAGCAAACGAGGACTAACATGAAATATTTAATTTCAATTTTCGCATCATTGGCTTTAGCTCATGGTGCCATTGCAGCAGATGTAAAGAAAGAAGAGCCCAAAAAAGAAGTAGCTAAACCTGAAGTTAAAAAAGAACCAGCTAAATCTGAGGGTAAAAAAGAGGATCTCAAGAAAGAAGGTGAAAAACCAAAGGTAAAACCTATTGGTAAAGATGGTAAACCTGTAGATGAGAAAAAATCTGTAGATTCAACCAAGAAATAAAAAAAGGGGCTTAGTGCCCCTTTTATCCATAAATAGGTCTTCTTTCAAATCCCCACATACTAGATTGTCTAGAAAAAAGTGAAGGATCGTCTTGTCTTATTCCTGGTGAACTATAATTATTAGTT